TAATAATTTACTTCCAGCAGCTGCTAATGTAGATAAACCAACAGGTTGGTAATATCTTAAAATGCCAGTATCCTTATTCCACGATGCAACATAACCAACTGCAGTTGATCCAACACCAACTGTTTGAGTTATTTGTGCATTTATAGGATAAGTAGTTCCACTAGTAGTTGTTGCAGCACCCGTCGCTCTTAATTTTAAACCACCAAGAGCAGTTGCAGTTGATGTATCTAGTGATTCTGTTGTACTATTAAATTGAACTGGGTTTTTTATTAGTCCAACACGAGCAAAATTGTTACCAGTAACATAATCAGGATCAGCATCATATTTAGAATAAACCATGACCCTGTTTCCACCAAGTTCTCTATAAACATCAGCACCATGTCCGTCTTGTGGGGGTATAATGACCTCAAAGGTCGCTCCAGATCCAGCAGATAGATTTGATAGTAATGATGGTTCAAAGCGAATGAATGCCTTTGTATAACCAGTTCCACCGTTTGTTACAGTGATTGTATCGACTTCACCACCATTTAGTGTGATTGATACAAATCCTCCAGAACCATCTCCGAAAATAGGAACATTAGTAACAGTTCCTGTGGTAGAACCTCCTGTAATTGCGAAAGCAGATCCCCTTGCAGTAATTAAAACAGTCTCAATTTTTCCTTTGACAGAAGCATTTTTGACAGTTGATGTTGATGTATCGCCCCATTTATCTGGTAAGGGTACATAACTATCAGTTGCAAATTTAACAACATCTGAAGGAGATATTGTATATAAGTATTTCCAAAGATAACCATCGGAACCTGTTCCTGCTGCTTGTGGAGTTACATCAACAAAATTAGGTTCTGCTAAAGATTTTTGTCCTTTTGGAAATTCTGGGTTTGCACCATTATTCAAACATGCATAAACTTTAAACTCAGAGTTTACAATAAAGAATTTTGATCCATATAATGTAGAAGCAGCAGTTTGTGGAGATTTATTGTTTATATCATAATTATTTTTGTACATATCATATGTTATACCCAACTCCCAATTATATCTCCTTACAACCCTTCTAACATCAGTAGCAGTAACTCTCTTTAAAAAGAGCATACTATCATGATATGAATTCTCTTCTTTAAATGAATCTCTAGGTGCAGGAGTTCCATTAGTAGTTCCCCAATCAGTATCACCATAATCCCCAATCGAAACGTTAGTAGGATTTGGATGACCTAAAAAAGTATAGTAATAATTTGTCGTTGTACCAATTCCAGTAAAACTTTGGGCAAAAGTTTCAGCATTTAATATTCTAAATTGGTCAGTAATTATGGCTGGCATTGCTATTGTTTTTTGACTATTTATACCATAATAAAGAGTGTTAGTACTCAGTCTTCAATTTGACTATTCTAGAGACATGTGCCGAGGTATCTATACCCGCAGTTCCTTGTTGATTAAAGAAACTGAAAGCGTGAGAACTAGTTGTTCTTGATACTTCAATTGATCCCCAACTGTAGTCACCAAGTTCAGTAACATGATTTACTGTGCTGGTTGTTATTCCTGCTACACTATTTACATTTGAAAATACTCTAAGTATTGATGAACCAATAGAAACATGATGATGAGCATAAAACACATTATCTATAAAGGCAGTTCCAATTGCAACCGTAGTTCCTGCAGTTGCACCAACTGAAGTCACACCAGTTCCAACAAAAGAATTATTAATTACGAAGAAATCACCTGTTGTAATTCCAGATCTTCCCTTACCACTATCACCAATAATATTAGGATCTGGTTTTAAATCAAATATAATGCATTTTTTAGATGCCATATTTAATCCACTAGCACTTACTGCAACACCTACAATTCTTCCATAGTCACCATTAAATACTACATTTTCAATATCTTCAACAACTGCTGTTGTTCCTAGACCAACAATTCTTATGTTATTTCTACTTTGACCTTGATCATCAAGTTTCTGGAATATAGGATATGTGTTCTCAACATATATTTTCGTATCAGTTGCTGAAACAGATTGAATAATATTTGTGGATGGGAAGAATTGGGATTGTAAGTAATTTCTACACTTATCTATCTTGGCACCGTCAATAATTACATCCTCAGTTTGTTTCTTCCAATCAACTGGTCTTTTTATTGTATTATCGGTTACAATTCCTACACCAGAGTAAATCTGAGTTTCAACTGTATCTGCAGAAATCAATTGATACACAGTTCTTGGATCTTGACCAGCAGCATTTTCATGTTTTTGTAGTTGTAAGGTATCACCAGGTTTTATAGTCTGATCTACATCAATTTGAACAAAATCATTATCAGATCCAGTATAGAAGTAAATTCTACATGTACTACTTGCTTTTGGTGCTTCTAAGAATTCTATTCTTGTACCACCTGTAAAGGTATAATCAACATTAGGTCTTTGAAGTACATCATTTATGAATATGAATAAGTTATTGGGAAGAATAACACCAGATCCTGCTCTCGCAACAATACTGTAGAATTCTTTTCCTGAATCTTGAGTTCTTGTAAACAAGAATGATTTTCTGAATCCATTGAATAGATTACTAAAATCATCCAACTCAAGTAACTGACCAAATGTCCATCCAGAGAATTTATCTTGGAATTTACTTTTGACTGTAAGATTAAATGGTAATGTAGAGACTCCTGCATTATATTGTAATTGATCTAAACTTAAAACATCACCAATACTATATCCTAATCCACGTTTTGTCATATCAAATGATATTATACTTCCTCCAGTTCCAACAACAACATCTATTGCAGCACCACTACCTGTTCCACCACTTAATGCTAGGTTCTTATATGGGAATGGAGAATCAATTGTAATCGAAGGTAGATCTGATGATGTATATCCAGTTCCAGGGTTAACTAGTGTCAATGATGTTACTACTCCTGCTGTTACTGCTGCAGTAACTACTGCATCTACACCACCACCAACTCCAACATTAATTGTTATAGTGTTAGTAGTGACTGCTGTAATTGTTGTTGTTATTCCAGCAACAGGGTCTGTTGATCTTGGATAAGGATGATCTGATGAAAAATTATCTCTAGAACACCTGAATGTTAAAGAGTTATTATCAATAGAAACTGTATTAGCAGTTGTTAATCCATGATTAGCAATTGTAAGTGTCAAAACACCTGTTTTTGAATCATAGATTGCATCTGTTGGAGTTAATTGAGAACCACCAGTAACATTCACTGAATTTGCTGCAGATCCTATAAATGTATGATTAAAATGCCTTTCGGTCACTCCTATAGAAACAAGTGGATTTGATATGTAACCACTACCACCAGTTACTAATCCCACTGAAGTAACTGTACCTGCAGCAGATACGGTTATATTTGCTACTGCCTGATATGGTGTTTGGAAGTTCTTTCCTGTACTAACATCAAATTGATCAATTCTACCACCTCTAGGTGTTTTACTATTATCTGTAGCTACTGTACTTCCATCAGGATCAAAAGCACCAGTGAAGACTATAGTTTGTCCAACTCCTGTTACCTTATAATCTGATTTAACAACAGATCCAACATCACTATAAAATGGTTTCTGGAATATATTATTAATTAATACTGCACCAAATGATGTGTTTATACCTTGAATTCCAGTAACTGTTGTACCATTACTGGTTAAGTTAAATGTTCTTCCGATTCCATTAAAACTTTCTGATATATCATCTAAAATATAGTTATTATCATACTTGAGTCTAAAGAATGCTCTACCAGTAAATGTAGAATTAGTTGTAAGGGTTCCAATACCAGATGGACCATAAGGAGCATCTGAGAAATGGATGATTCCTTTTTGTATTCTATAATCACCAGATACTGCGGTTACTGCAGCACCAACTGTATGGGCAGCAGCAACTGTTCCCATTTGACCTCTAATTACATTCAATGAGTTTGTAGATCCTATTCCAACTAAATCTACTTTCATAACTTCATCATTTATTTTAAGTAAATCTTTTCCTTTTAAATCCGATATGTCATGTAAGAAAACTCTATTTGTGCTTATAGCAACTTGAGAAGATAATGTGAGAGGCAATATCTTTCTAGCAAGAGGACTTTGAATAATATTATCAATACTAATAAAACTTCTATTTGTCGCTACATCAGTATGAACTTCTAATGTATGATTAGTTCCAACACCACTTAAATTTGTGAATGTAACCGCAGTTCCAGCAGCAGCATTACTTGTACTAATTGCAACTTTAATTTTATCTTTAGTAATTCTAATTGGGAATACATCTGCAGGTAAAATATTAGTATTTCCGATTCCAGGAACAGAAGTTGTAACAATACCAATTGAAGTGTTTCCAACTCCAGAATAAATTAATCTTTCTCCAGTATGGAATTCATGATCATTGATATTAATTTCTTGTCCACTAGCATTAGTTACTGGATTGAATGATTTGATGAATACTGTTTCTCCACCAGAAAGTAATGTAAATGTACTCAATCCAATTATGTTACCACCAGTAGTTGTTGATATTCCTGTAAATTGAGAACTTATATCATCAATCATCAAAACTTTATTAGTTACAGACTCATTATAATCTGTAATTATTGATGACTCAAATGACATTACTTTTGATAAACTAGCATTATTAGTATCTTCTGTGGCAAAGTCATATTGACTTATTCTATGAACAGATGCTTCATTCTCAACGTTTAAAGATAGTTTAACTGTTGTACTAGCAGTTACGATACCAACAGCATCTTGATTTAATAATTGATAATCAGAAAAATTCTTATATCCAGAAACATGTGCTAAACTATCAATTGGTTCTTTCCATGTCTGATAAGGAACTTCACCTTTTATAGAGTATGCAAATCTTTGATAGTAATCATTATCATGCAATCTTTGAGTATTGACACTTAATTTTCCTTTATCATTTCCCCAATCAATATTTTTATTGACTGATCCTGATACTTCTAAGTCAAAGTTAAATTCATATATGTCTTCAATTGTTGCTTTTGAACCATCAACAGAACCCGAAATTTGTTGGTCTTTAGTAAATGACCCAACAACATTCTCTAGTTTCAATAACAGTGCATTTTCATCCCATCCCTCTTCAACAACTAATCCAGTTGCATTTCCTTGTGTTATAGTTTCTCCTTCCAAGAATTTGACTTTTACAAATTGTGGATCTAGTGATGCAAGGTCATCTTTTTTAATTACTCTACCAAAAGCATTATTTCCATCATAAGTTCCACCAGTAGTTCCAAGACCAACTATAGGATAACTAACTGATTCTGTTCCAGCGATTGTATTAATTCCACTAATTACAAAGTTCTTAAATTCATACTCAGATGAATTATATCCATCCCCATCACCCAATGTTTTAACATTCTCTACAAATATTTCATCTCCAACAGCAAATGGGAAACCACCAGTTGGGAATCCAACTATTGGTGCTCTTAAACTTAAAGTATTTGTTTGTGATCCAGTAACTACTGCAGACACAGCATTTATCACACCAACACCATTTGAGTTGATTGTAGGTACAACTCTTAATTTATCATCAAAACCACTATCATTAGTAACAATAGATACCTTTTCAACTGATCCACCAACTAAAGTGGTCTTAAATGAAATATTAGGTTGACCAATAGCAATTACTGTAGGAGGTGTAGTATAGTCTTGTCCACCAGTTGTTATACCAATATTTTTTAATGTAAATGCATTCTTTAATTTTAAAATAGTATATGCATCTGCTTTTGGTGTTAAAGTTTTATTATCTGTAAGTTCTAAACCCTGGTCTAAAACAGTAGCAGCACGAATTTGTCCAATATCCTCAGAATCGATTGAAAGTATTGCATTTATACCTGTAGTGCTTCCTATTGATGAAACAGTAGGTAAATCAGAAAGTAAATTTCCTTGATTAATAATTTCAATAGAGTTTATTCCTCCCTGAATACTAGTAGAATCTGAACTATAGAATGCAGTGCTAAATCCAGTTGAATCATAAGAAGTAGTCTCAGCAGTTCCAGCAAGTGTAAATGATATAGTTGTACTACCAACTCCAGTGACTCTATGTTCTTTATTAAATTTACTTTCTACAAATGATATCTTAGGTTGATTTTCAGTTTCAGTATAAACTGAAGATGGGAAAGTATTCGTATACTTATCATCAAGACCTTCAATTTTATAGAATAATTCTGGTAAGTCTGTCGTATTAGTAATTGATATTTTGGTATCTGTATTTGAATCACCAAAACTACCTGCAGTAGTAATACCAGTTGAATTAAATTTAGATTTAAACTGACTATCTTTATAGAAATTTAAATCGTATCCATTTAAACTTGGATGTGATACCCCAATTGATACTGTATTTCCTTTTAAAACTTCTATTGGAGGATTGACTTTAGATAATTCATGAGTTCCTGCACCATTATCAGTGAATAATATATTTTCGTATGGAAATGCTTTACTAGATGCATAAGAACTATTTGCTAATTTTAAAGTATCTTTGTCTATTTTGATAACATGATAAACATTATTATTAACTAATGGGTCTAATAGATCTGCAGCATTTGAACCAATATAAATTACAGGATCACCAGTTTCAAAATCATGATTTGTAATTGTTATAGTGGACACTGTTGAACCAACTCCAACTGCAGATGGTGCGAATGTTACTGGGTTAACAACTAATCTATTTGCAATATCATTATATTTGAATACAAATTCTTGAGTTTTGTTTGGAGAAATATTTAATTTAAAATCATTACCTGCAACTAAAAGATGTTGATCATCTGCAACAAGAGTTGCATGAGTTCTAACTGCTTTACCAAGTACATTTGTTGTTATTTTTTCTATCCTATGATTTCTACCAGTTGTTTGATCAGTGAAGAAAATTAAATCAGTAGCAAATCCTACAACATTTGTAGTTGACACTCCAATAAAGTCATTATTGAATTTTACACATATTAAAGGATCAACAGTAGACAAATCAAAAGGACTTCCCAAACTTGCACTCAAACTTGATTTTATTATACCACCATCAAATGATGTTACTTTTAATTTGTCTCCAGTCTTAAAGTTATGACCTGGAAGAAAAATAGAATTAGGAATTGATGAATCTATCGTAGCAGTGCTTGTAAATCCAGTAACTATATTATTAGAAGTACTACCAATACCAACAGACCTATTATAAGCAATACCATCAATTGTTATGAATGATGCATCAAAAAATTCAACTGATTTTGGTTCTATATTTTTATTTTCTAGTTTTTCCTTTATATCAAAGGTAAATTGTTGTTGTAATAAATTAACGTCAGAATCGACAACATGTGCAGACTCTACACCATTATGTTTTCTGACAACATTGTATCTGTTATTTAAATTATCAATTACAGTAATTAAAATTTCTTCATTTCCAATTTTAATGATATCGTCTGGTTTAAATTTCTGCGAAACAGTTGGTTCTTGTAATTGTATAAATGTATTGATTCCAGTTGCAACAGTATTTCCCATAGCAACTGTTAAAGATGTTTTTGAAGTAACAACCCCAACAGTTCTAAATCCCTCTATATTTTTATATACTGATGAAGAAATACCAGATATTTCAACAAGATCAGAATCTATGTAATTGTGAGGAACTGTACTAAATGCTGTAACTTTTTTATTCTTGACTGCAAATGTCAGATTATTTTGAGATACTTCAGTAGTAGCAACGGAAACAACAGTTTTTCCTAAAACATCTTTAATTTTAGCACTAGCAGCACTTGATTCAAAATTAATTAATTCATTAACTTTATAATTAACACCAGATTCAAGAACATTAATACTTGATATACCTGATTTAGTAACTGAGTCAATTTTCAATGTAACTTTTGAATCAGTTGCAGTTGCTAAGAAAGGATAATCTCTAAATTTCTCTTTAATTCCTAATGGAGTTATATTTCTTTTGTATAAACCACTATTTAAAGTTAAATCATCTTGTTTATTAAAAATACTATAATTAAATGAATCTGTAGCATCTTTATGGTTAAAAGTAATATATGGAAAAGTTGGAAGTTTAGTTGTATTATCTACAGTTGAAAAATAAGCATAAGTTCCATTTGGGAAGTCTTGGTTTACAATAAATCTACCGTTATGTTTATCTAAATCACCATCACCCTTATAAATGTAGTCGTCTATAAGTTTTCCTTCAGCAAAACCTATAGGTCTTAAATCTGAACTAACTTGAGGACTTATGAGTTTATAACTAGACTTTAATCTTTTTAGTCCACCACTTCCTGATGAATCTGGTATCGCTTTTGCATTACCGATAGATCCATAAATTGGATTACCATCATATGCCCAACCTAAAACAGGAGAATGTGCAGACCCAGTGTCTCCTGGACTTAGTTCTTGAAGAGTATTTACATCTAAATTATCACTTAGTATTTCTCTAATTTTCTTTGGAGGATAGAACGAACAGATTTTATTACCCTTTGCTTTAGTTTCAGATTTAATTTGAACGGTATCTCTATATGTTACTTTATTAGTTCCTGATAATAACCAATCATATCTTTCAACATTATTCAATTGCCATCTATGCAATTCAGATCCAAGAATACATCCAGAACCAAATGGAACTGCAACTACAGTAGTTTCACCTATAACTGCCGAATATCCCTTTCCTTTATTCAAAATTTCTATTGATGTTATTGCACCACCAGAAACAGTTGCTCTCATTTTTGCAAACTTTCCTGAACCATTAATAACAATTTCAGGAGCAGTCGAATAATTCGTTCCACCTTCAACTATTACAATATCACTAATTTCTCCTAAAGCATTAACAACAGGTGATATTTCAGCATTTTTACCAGTCTCTACAGTTATTGTTGGTGTTCTTATAAAATTGACAATATTTGTTACTCCATATCCAACACCACCAGACTCCATGAAAACATTAGATATCTTACCTTTTACAACTGCATCTGCTGTTGCAGTGTAATATGATGGAGAAACAGTGCTTCCTAATCCTGTAGGTCCACTGATTGTGACTATAATATCAGGATAATTAAAAGTATGACTACCAGATCCCAAAGTTGTTAAATTAACGTAAACTTTATTATTATAATTTGTTTTATTAGTGCTTAATTTAAATTTATCAGCATCTATTACTGTTACAATATAATTTGTAGAGTCTGTTAAACCACCAATTACAGTATTTGATGTTGTATATTTTATTTCATCATTATTTTTAAAATTATGATCTTTAGCATAAACGCAGTTATCATAAGTGCTAATACCCACAAAAGTTTTAAAAATATCTTCTTGTTTTTCTGGTGGATACTTTGTACTTGATACAACTACTTTATTATTTTGATATCCATGACCACTATTAGTAACAGCAATTTTTGCAACTCTACTTCTATCTTTCTTTGCTGTAAATGTATGTGTATTATTACCAAATGCTAAAAAGTCAATTGTGTTAATTCCTGCAAGTGCATTTGACTCTGAAATGTGAATTTTAAATGCTTTATCATCTCCAGGAAAGTGTGATATAAAATAATTACCACCATTTGATAGTAAACTAGTAGTAAATCCAATATTTGTTGCACCAACACCAATTGGAGTACCACCAGCAGTGTAAATTACTTCTTCACCATCTAAAAATCTATGATCTTCATCTAATGTAATTTTATTGTTAGTTAAATCAACTTTAAAATCATTAAATGATACAGAATGCTTAAATCCTTCCATTCTGAGTTGAGTTTCTGCACCTCCACCATTTCCTCCACTTATAGTGACCGATGGAGTGCCAAAATAATCAAAACCTTTGTTCGTTACAATTATTTCTTGTATTTGACCTTCATCTATATGAGCATTTGCTACAGCAGAACTTCCAAATGAATCAGCAATAGAAACATTAGGTGGAGATACAACACTATAATTATTTCCTTTATCTAAAACAAGAATTTTATCAATTTGCCCATAAAATACAGAATCATCAGATATTGGAGAATGATATTCAATTCCATTTAAACTTAAACCTACTGGTCCAGTAATATCTTCATTATTTTGATTATTTTCTGGGTTTTTAAGAATTCTTCTAAAATTATTTTGATTTTCTAATTTTGTTGTTACATCACCAATAGGAATTGCAGGAGTAATTTTATGAACATCAGTAGTAGTTGTTCCAGTTATTGATATTGTATTATTCAAATATAAATTCTGTGCATTAAGTGCCAATCTAATATTATTGGGATCTACAACCTTTACAAAATAAGTTCCAGTAGTAATTCCACTTACTCCACTACTTGTTGACTGTGGTTGATAATATACTTTTTCTCCATTTAAGAATTGATGAGTTGGTATGTTTATATTATTACCACTTACATTATTTGATTGGAAAGTTACTGATCTATCTGTAGATTGAATTCCACTATCAGATGGATAACCCGAAAAAGCAACATATGTATTATTGTCTTTATCTAAAAATGTATTTTGAATGTCAGAAACTAAAAATCCAAGATTGAGATTTGATGAAGAGAATGATAATCTTTTTTTGATGCTTAAAATTCCCATACTTGAAGTAACACCAGTTCCGACATAACTAAACTGTGTATCAGACGGTGTAGATGAGATTTCAACATTAGAAATTAAAACATTTTTTGTTTCTCTGTCTAAAATATCAATTCTATCACCTTTATGTAAGAAATGGTTATCTAAAGTTTCAATCGCATTAGTCAATATTGTTGGTTGTACAATTTCAAGAAAAGAAACGTTATTATAGAACCAAGTATTAAATTTTTTATCTGTAATATCTGTTTTTTCTCCAAGATACTTTAATTTGATATCTTCCTGCTCTTTGAAGAACTTAGTGTTCTCAAAATTAGTGGAAACATTAGATATTGCTCCCATAACACGCATTTTGCATACTTTAGTAGTATCATTATCCTCATATCCAAAAATAAACACATTGTCTATAATTGGTGTGTTCTCTGATATTGCAACACTAGCATTAGTGTCGAAAAATTGATTGTGCGATTTAGATTGATATGTGACAGGAGTATAAGTTCCTGAAGAATTAAGATATAAGAATCCATTTGTAGTTGTAAACCCAACTGTTGAGTCTACGGTAACTACTAATGTAGTTGATGCTGTTCCAACAACTTGAGTTTTATTGTTTACCTTAAAAGTTCCTTCCATAGAACCTTTAGATAAAGAAATTCTATGATATTTCTTACTTCCTAAAAATATTTCTTCTACGTTACTAACTGCACCTGTAGCAGTAGGTGAATCTACTGATTCTTGAAAAACTACTGTTTGTTTTAGATTTATTGGATCTCCTTCAAGTGCTTCAACCATTAATTGATCTGCTACGATCCAATCTGCATCAGAAGACGTAATAGTATTGTCAAATGGTTTTAAAATAGTTACACCTTTTCCAAATAAAACTTGAAAAAGAATATCAAGTGCAGTATCAGTTCCTTTTGAAGTATAAAAATCCTTTGCTCTCGATAGAATGTTATCTACTGAGAGTCCTGACATGAAATCTCTCTTCTCAACACCAGGTAAATAGTTTGCTTTAAACTTTTCGTAAAATTTAACTAAGAATATATGACTTAAGTTTGAAATAGTAGTACCAGAATCATGATCATCTCCATCAGTACTACTAAAAGTCAAAAATTCGGGATTACCATTTTGCTCTAGTGCACTTATTGCACTAAAACCACGAACACAACCAGTAAATGAAGTTGCAGTTTTTGCGGTGTATGTGATAATTTCATCATCAACCTTAAAAAGTCCATAACTATTCGGAAAACCAAGAGTATTAGTTACATTAATAATATCATCAAAAGATGTGATTTCTGCAGTTAATTGAATCGGTGCTAATGCTTGATAACCAACGATATTGAGATCAATAAAATTAGAAATATTTTTTACGTCAGTAATATTCTCTGCAAGATCAATATTACCATATTCATGCTCTTGTGAAATATAGTATTGATTTAAAAATTCTTTAAATAGTGGATTTTCTTCGTGAATAAAGTCTGGAATCTGACTATCCAGAATATGAGAGATTTTTATTTTTGTATCTGCCATTTCTTATCTGGTAAACCTCTTGGTATTAACGAAACTTGAAGGTGGTGCATATGATGAACCCGATCTATCTGAACCTGAAGATACTAAATCTTCCAAAAGTGTTAATTTACTTCCGCTAGTAGTATCTAGGACGATATAAAGGTTCTGTTTTGCGATAATATCATTTGACTCTGGTATTACCTCAATTTCAATTTTGTTTGCAACACTTGAAGATGAAATATTAACTGCAAATAGAATAATTTCACCTTTTACATAGTCTACTGTACCTGCATTGTTGTTAATAAAATTAGGAACATCATCAACAAGGGTAAAGAACCTAACAACACCTGTTAATCCATCGGAGTTTGGTAAGTCTGTTAAGAATACATCTCCATCAACTCCTGCAATTTTAAATGATGTAGATCTTATGTTAAATCCTTCTAAATCAGCATGGAATTTATTTGCATAACATAACTCATAGTTTGCAAGTTGTCCGTATGCAGGAACCATATCTCTTCTCATCTTAAGAACAGTTATGTTTGATGTAATTGCAGTATCTACTTTATCAATTACAGATAATAATTTACTATACTTAAGTCTACCTCCAAATGAGTTAATATCAGGAGACTTGGAATAGGTTTCAATTGATTTGAATATACGAGATGATAAATTTTCTTTTGTTGTCACAAACCCAGGATTATAAGATACTGAAGAATCGTATTCAACATATAAGAATTTTAAATCAATGAATTCTTGTTGTATTCCTGCAACTGTATATTGTTTTAATCCTGCTGCTATTGCACTCTTTGCAGTACTAGACAATACTTCACCTGTTTTTGGTTTGACAGTAATGAAAACCTTACCATACTGAGGAGGATCGAGTTCTTCTCCACCATATGCACTGACAGAATCAATGTTTGGATAAACGGAAGGAACTAGTCCAATATAATCATTTGCGGTAACTGCTCGATATTGGGACGCATATACCCTTGGAGCAAGATACTTGACATTATCAACGGGTTCAATATTATCACCATTCTCAGACGCTTGTGGAACCGTTAGAAGGGATATGTTACTTGTTATTGTAGTGTCTGATATTGTATCTCCTACTCTTCTTGGATAACTTAGATTCCCTGCGAAGTTAAAATTACTTGCACCATTACCATCTGTCCCGTTAGTAACAATATAAGAAACTTTAATAGTGCTACCATTTGGTGGTTTCTTGCCGAGGACACCATCACCGAAGAGAATTTGATACTTTTCATCTGAAACCTCTTGTATAAGAAAAAGTCGAGACTCTGAATTGACCTGGAATATGTTTTCGTATGCATTATACACTTCAATTGTTCCAGTGCTTCCATCAGTAACAGAAACTCGTATAGATGTTGTATCTATATTGGTATTTGGTAGGATATATTTCGCATCTAACTGTGAACTAACGACTTGGAACTCTTTTGTAAGGTAATTTCCTTCAAATATCTCTATTTCTTGAAATGCTGCAACTCCATTACTCGCAGGACTGACTGTAATCTTCTCTGGAATTGAAAATCTGAATGATCCGTTCTGAATATTACCTAGTGCAACTATCCCTGCATTCAATGTAACGTATCTCGCTGCAATATTTGATGTATCAACCGTAAAACTTATCTTCGCAATCGCTGATCGCTTCGATCTAGGCACATATCCGATGTTTCTTGCAAGTGATACAACATTTTCTCTTACAGTAGCACTATCAATAAACGCTTCATTGACTGCCATGTTGGTATTATAGGCAGTAATATAGGAATTATACGCTAAATTATCAATTAGTACCGAAAAATTAGATCCTTCAAAGTCAAAATCGGTAAAATTCGAGTTTGATCTCAAATAATCCTTAATTTGAGTGCGTAAATCTTGAAAATCTAAGTTGGTAAACTGATTGAATGCCATTATACCCTTGTCGGTTGTAGTAAGAACTCTATAGATTGACTCGGAATCGGTAATCCGACAATATTGTAATCAATTTGAACGTTTAATGCGTTACTATCTTCATCTGCAATTACGTATACACTATTTAACTCAATTCGTGGTTCATAATTCTTTAATAATGTACTAATTTCTTCCTCTAATGCTGCCTCAAGACCAGAATCCATGTTCTCAAAGAGTGCATCACCAATTGATGTACCCAATAACTCATTAAAAAACCTCTCATTAATCCGAGTTCGGGTTAGATTAATGACAGATCGTTTGATTGCGTCTTCGTTTCTCAAAACAGTTACATCATTCGTAACTGGATGTTTCTTAAAAGACAAACTTATGTCTTTAAATGCACGAGAAACCTTAGTCGTAAAGGTTGACATCCAAAATTGTAGTATCCTTACTTATATCTATAAGCGTTTTATCAACTTTATCTGATTTCTTAGGTATTTGCTCGTCATTTGTGACCTCACGCAGCATTTTTTGGTACTGGTGGTTGGCAAGATTGTCTAAAAAATCGTTTTGCATGTCAAATTTACACTTTTTCTTTTATTTATTGACCTTAGTAGGTTGGTGGTAGACAAGAACAAATGCATCACATTGAGGACAAGAAAGATTGGTAACGATATCATACTCTTCATTACCATAATCTTCTCCGTTGTGATCTCCACCCCAAATTAATTCGGTGTTACAAGACCAGCAGTTCATTTCTTACCCTGACCCCTGTATCTTTTCTTTGCTTTGTTTCGAGACGTTGCTGAGTACTTAGTGTGCTGACCCCGCCCTTGCTTTGTTTTCTTTGGTTTTGTTTCCATTTGTTCTAAGTTAGTAAGACTTCTCATTGCCATACTGAATTCACTCCTTTTAATAAAACTTTAACGACGATTTTTATGGGTATTAATTAATGAATACTAATAAAAGCATTATAGTTTGAATACCAACTATTCTTATGGGTATTAATGGTTGAATACTAATAAAAGCATTATAGTTTGAATACCAACTATTCTTATGGGTATTGGGTTT